GCAGATAATAAAACTAAATCTCTGCAGTCAGAAGTTGAAGAACTTAAGAAAGAAAGAGTACAGCTAACTAAACAGAAAGCTGAACAAGAACTTTTAAGATTACATCCAGACTTTATGACTATTAAATCAGATGAAGATTTTATTAACTGGTTAGAAGAACAACCACCATCCATTGCAGATGGAGTTCTTAAGAATAACACAGATGCAAAATGGGCTTCTAGGGTACTAGACTTGTATAAAGCCGATAAAGGTATTAATCGTACATCAAAACGGAAGGACACTTCTGCTGCTGAATACGTTCCAACTAAAAAGAAAGCGGAACCTAGTAAAGGCAAGAAAGAGTGGACTTCTGAGGAAATCAGACGGATGAAACCTCACGAATTTGAAAAGTACGAAAAAGAGATCGACTTAGCAAGAAGAGAGGGCAGAATCCGTTAGTTTATTAACTTTTTAACTAACAAGGATATAGATTATGGCTATCTCAAGTTCAGCAGGTTATACTAATCTGCCTTCAGGTAATTTTTTACCTGAGATTTACAGTCAAAAAGTTCTTAAATTCTTCCGTAAAGCTTCAGTTGTTGAGGATATTACCAACACTGACTATACAGGAGAAATTGAAAACTTTGGCGATACTGTAAGAATAATAAAAGAACCAACAATCTCTGTCTCTTCATATGCAAGAGGTGCTGCAGTTAATACGCAAGACCTAGCAGATGATGAAATTCAATTAACTATTGACAAAGCTAACGCATTTGCTTTTAAAGTAGACGATATTGAAGAAAGACAAGGACACATTAATTTTGAAACACTAGCAACGTCAGCAGGTGCATATGCACTTAAAGACAGCTATGATTCAGAGGTTCTCTCAAACATCGCTTCAAGTGTTACTTCAGGTAATACGTATGGTGCGGACCACGCAACAAACTCAATCGACACTGGTTTTGATACTGGTGAAGTTGACCCTATTAACGTACTTGCTAGACTAGGAAGACTCCTAGACGACCAAAACGTTCCTACGGACAACCGTTGGGCTGTAGCTGCTCCGATTTTCTTTGAACAACTACAACAAACAAGCTCAAAATTAGTCGATGCTAACTTCTTAAACGAAGGTAGTTCACAAATTAGAAATGGCTTAGTAGTTCCACAACTAGTAAACGGCTTTAGACTTTATAAGTCAAACAATATGCCTTCTGCTAGTACTTCTGACGTTTATCAAGTGTTAGCAGGACACCAAGGCGGTGTATCTACTGCTTCACAAATTGCTAAAACTGAAGTTGTAAGGGACACTGAATCTTTCGCTGATATTGTTCGAGGCTTACATGTATATGGAAGAAAAGTTCTAAGAACTGAATCCATTGCAAAAGCCTTCGTTAAAATAGATTAGAAGGAGGATAACTAATGGCTACTTTAACTAAAACAGGCGGTACAGGCACTACAGGTCACGTTGCAGGTAATGGTGTCGCTAAAGTTTATGTGCAAACAACTATTATTGATGGAACATCAACTGCTTTAACAAGTGGTGATGTTTACCAAGCAATTAATGTCCCTGCTAACTCAGTGGTATTAAATGCAGGCATTGATAAAATAACAGCAGGTACTGGAACAGGTACACTTGCATTAGGAGACGGTACAGTAACTTATGTTGCTGCTGCTGTTCAAACTGCTGCAGGTTCTATGACTTCTGGTGATGCTGTTGGGGAAATGTTTGTACCATATCCTACAGCAGACACACTTGATGTGACTGTTGCTACTGCAGACGTTAACTCTAAAGTCCGAGTATGGGCTTTAATGGCTGACTGTGAAGGTCCAGTCGGTGATGACGCTACAGGCGATACATACGCTTAACAATCAACTAAGGTGGGGGGTTAATTCTCCCCACTTTTTACAGGACATACGATGAAAAACATATTTATAATAGCTTTATTAGGTTTCAGCATCACAGGATGTGCAGCAAGTGCAATCAATCTGTCTGCAGATATACCTAAAGAGCAAGAAGTAATAATTTCAATAGAAACTAAAAAATCAAACGATTAAGATGAACAATACGTTTATTACTGCAGGTGCAGCACCATCTAATACAAATAGGACAGATATATATGAGTGTCCTAGTAATTTTAAAGGTGTAGTAAAGTTTATAAACGTAGCAAACGTAAATGCATCAAGCAAGACAGCTAAGATAGAATACTACGATTCATCCGCTACTACATACTATGCCTTATCAGGTGCAACATCTATAGCAGGAGAAGGTTTTACAAATTGGATAGATACAACTTTAGTATTAGAAGCAGGAGACAAGGTAACAGTTACTGCAGGGACAGCAAGTACAATACATGCAGTAGTAGGTGTAGAATTAATTTATAATCCATTAACAACGTAGGCAAAACATGGCATCATTTCTTTCATTAGTAAACAAGGTATTAGTAGAATTAAACGAACCTGAGCTTTCTACTTCTGCAGACCTATCTTCGGCAGCAGCTACTGTAGGCATACAAAATACAGTAAAAGAAAACATAAATAAATCTATAAGAGACATTGCTACTTCTGAAGTAGAGTGGTCTTACCTAATAGCTTCAGGCACATCTGCATTAACAACAGGTATATCAGAATATACAGCACCGACAGCAGCTAATACAATAGATTGGGATAGTTTTATCCTACTACCTACAGAACTTATAACTAATGGTGAATTTACAAGTAATATAACTAATTGGACAGAATCAAGTTCTGGTACTGGTTCAGCAACATATTCTTCAGGTTCATTATCTTTAGCAGCAGGCTCAGGAACATCTGCAGTTTACCAAGCAGTGTCTTTAACTAGAGGTAGGCAATACATGGTATCATTTGCTATGAAAAATGCTAGCGAATCTGGTACAGCTATTAGCCCTAGCCTTGATGTTTCTGTAGGTACAAGTGCACTAGCTACTGATGTAGTGACAGGCACATATACATCTGCAGGTGGATCAAATGATGAAGGTGATTTAAGTTATCATAACTTTACTTTTGACGCATCTGCTACACAACATTTTTTAACAATAAAAAATTCTACAGCATCCTCTACAGTGCTTGTAGATAACGTAAGCGTAAAAGAAAATTTCCATCCTAAAAGCTTAAAATATTTAAATGAGGATGAGTGGAGACAACGTGTTGCGAGTACTGACAAACACCAAAACCCAGACCATTTTGCAGAGCCTGATTGTGTATACAGGACCACTAGTTCTGCTACAGCACTTACGTTTGGGGTATCACCTGTTCCAGATAAAAGTTCTTATACAGTGGAGTATGATTATTATACTGCCCCTACAGACTTATCTGGTTCAGATGACACGCCTAGTTTACCAACTCGTTACCACGACCTTATAGTAAAAAGGGCAGCTTACTATACTTTACTTACACGTTCTGACCCACAATTAGCACAAGTATACTTACAAGAGTATAGCTTTGGCTTACAAAGAATGAGAACTGATTTGCTTAACCGTAAAAATTACATGTTTGCAGTATAATGGCAGATATGTTGAACCCATTTGTAGTTAACTTTAGAGGCGGTTTAGTCTTGAACAAGTCACAGTTTGAGATGGAGCCAGGAGAAGCTATGGAGTTAAGAAACTTTGAACCTGATATTGGTGGTGGGTATAGACGCATTTCAGGTTTTACTAAGTTTAATACAAACATAGTAACATCTGG